ACGCCATTCGCAACCGCGTTGGCCAGTGCGGTCTGGCTGCTGCCTCTCTGTACGTCGACTACATCTACCTCGACACGGATGAGCGCCGCAAGTTCGCCCAGGTCTCGCACGAGTACCTGATTGACGTCCTCCAGTTCACTGGCGGTGAGTCGATCACCTCTTCGGCCAACAAGCTGAAGCTCAACTTTAACCACCCATGCAAGGAGCTCGTCTGGGTCGTCCAGCGTGACTCGTACGTCTCGTGCGATGACTCCGTCATCAACCCGTGGAAGGGTCAGCAGCCGTTCAACTACTCGGACTGGTGGGACCGCTCCGTTCTGGAGTCTGGTTACTCCGTCACCCGTGTCGAGGGCATGGCTGGCAAGAACCCGACCATCACCGCTCTCCTCCAGCTCAACGGCCACGACCGCTTCCAGGTTCGCGACGGCAACTACTTCAACTGGGTTCAGCCATACCAGCACCACACCAACATCCCAGCTGTCGGCATCAACGTGTACTCGTTTGCCCTGCAGCCAGAGCAGCACCAGCCATCAGGCACCTGCAACTTGTCGCGTATCGATAACACGACTCTGCTGCTGACTGTCTCGAACAACGCCGTTGGCACCAACCTGTCATCGACTGTTCGCGTCTATGCCACCAACTACAACGTTCTCCGCATTATGTCGGGCATGGGTGGTCTTGCTTACAGCAACTAAGCATTTTACTTGGTGTTCTATTACACTTCGTATTACGCCTAAAATAATAAAAAATCAATATATTTTTTAATTCCGATATTCGTTACATAAAAAATGTATTTTCATCATCATTATTAGAGATACGATGAGTTTTGAAAGACCATTGCTTCCGATTCGTAGAAGAACAAGAAGAAATAATACCAGAGGAAGTCCAGTAAAACATCATAACACTCCAAGAGAAAGAAATCGTAGAGTAAATGCTCTTCCCAATAATCGACTACCAAGAGCAAATCGTAGTGCAGCTCCCATTGTCGCGGCTCCCATTGTTGCGGCACCCATTGTCGCGGCACCCATTCCAGAAATTCTTCCTAATGCAAGTATGAGGATACTAGGGTATCCTGGAGGATTTGGATTTGCTGTATCTCCCGCGCCACCTAATATTGATCCCAATACAGGGCAGCGAGTCGATTTTCCAGGTAATATTGCAAAAGTATTTTATGATCCAGTATCTTATCAAAAAGTATTAAATACAGTACCTTTGGTTTCAGAAGTAATGGGTCATAATGATGGCCATCGTATTAGTCGATATCAACGTCGACTAAAATTACGAAATCTTACTCCAGCGATTGCTACTACATTACGTAATCAAATGAGACAATCAAGTCTAAATGGAATACGTGCTGCAGCAAATGCACTTACACCAGAAAGTTCTATCTATGCGATGCATATGCCAAATTTGGGTGTGGATATTAGTACCATTACTACTCCAGCGATTCGCGAATATCGTGTACAACTTCGTAGAATTCCTATTTCTACGATCATTGATCAAGTAGGAAAATTACTGATACAGGTACAACGCCTTGTTGTATCGCATTATATTCATGGAGATATTCGTTCACCAAATGTAATGATCCAACCGTCTACTGGAGTGATGACTATAATCGATTTTGATTGGTTGAAATCAGAGCAAGAATTTAAAAGTACATATCCATTTAATGGGTTTTATTGTAATCCACCTGAATTTATTTTTTATTATCTTACAACATTTCCAAATGAAGCAAGACCACCCATTCCAAATGTAAAAGAGGCATTTAAGTTAATGATCACTGATAAAAAAATAACAGACCACCTGATATCTCAAGTTTCAACATATATGAGTGGCATTATTACAGATTGGAATTATATGTTAGATGTGCGATATAGTGAAGGAGAAGATCGTAGTCAATCGATGGAAGAGAGAAATCGATATCGTATCAATCAGGCAAAAATTGATCTTATTAGAAAAACTAGACAGAATATGACTGCATTAAATAATACAAGACCAATATCACACAACGATGAAAATAATATGTTTGAAGTATCATTTACACATTTTGATGCATTTGGTTTAGGAAATACAATTCTTCAATTATTTTATTATTTATATCCTGGTTCACTTCATCCATCATTTGATCATTTTTATGAGTCTATGCTGGAAGGGCGATGTACAAAAGGTGATGAACCCTATTCACCTCAGGAATTACGTATACTCAGTCAATCAATTCATAATCTTGTACAACGTGTATTACTTCCGATAGCTGATTTTAGTATTATGAATCGCATTCGCATTGATCAAGCAGTAGATATAACCTTGCAAATTCAAGCGGACTGTACATCACAATTAGAAGGATTATCCGCTTCTAGAGGTGGATCGAAAAGACGCACGCGTCGTAATCGCCATTAATTTAATCATAACTATAATAGATATCATGCGTGGCCTTCTTATCACTCTTCTTTCCCTCTTTGTTGTTTCTCATGCACACATATCACCACCTGCCCTGCTTATCCCCGAAACCTGCAGTGAAATCACCAATGGTTGCATCTCTTTCAGTGTATCCGCTGGCACAGGATGTGCTTGGATGTGCAACTATTGCGCGAATCAGCTCGGACCCAATTACTACTTTACGGATCAAGTTTGTACCTATCAGGCTGGAGGATGTGTAGGAAATCCACAGGCTGGTGTAACGTATACGTGCTGCTCGACATGAATCTTTTAAAAATAAATACTATATAGAAATGTCATGCGATATCACTCCTAAAATAGAAGTAGTCGATGCATTTTTAGAAGATCGTCTAAAAGATGCAAGTGCTGATAAAATAGCAATCGTATTAGTTGGTGGTCCAGGTAGTGGTAAGTCAGGGGCTAAGCTAGATACAGTTCAATTATTAGAAAAAGAACAACATGAATTTATTAATATTGATCCAGATGAAATATTAATAAAACTTTTTAATAATAATACCAACTGTTATGATAAAGTAAGTGTAATTAATAATAAATCGTATGAGATGGCAATCAAACAAAACAAAAATATAATATTTGATGGAACAGGAAGGAATTTTGAGTGGTATTCTGAAAATGTTATCAAAAGACTTAAAGATTTAGGATATGTTGTAAATTTGGTAATTGTTATGAATGATGTAGATGTCGTATTAAATCGAATAGCGGAAAGAGCAAGACAAACTGGTAGAAATGTTAATACAAACTATATGAAAACAGTCTATACAGCGCTTAATGAGGCAATACCAAAATATTTAAGTTTAGATTGTTTATATTCTAATAATATATTCTTATACGATAATACAAATACATTACATCTTGTTTATACATCATCATGTAAAGGCAATCTTAAATTAATGAAACACATAAAGGGAGGAAAATCCAGAAAAGCCAAAAAATGCAAGAGATCGCGAAGAACTCGTAGAAAGTAATTTGAAAACGTTCTTATTTGAATCATTACGAATCATTCAAATAGGAACTCCGCTGAGCCGGAATCGAACCAGCGACCTGAGGATCACTACTATAAGACAACTACAGTCCTCCGCTCTACCAATTGAGCTATCAGCGGTTGAAGCCATTGGCTTCAATCGATCCGTAGAAGTTTTATCAGTGTATTTTACGCGGTTTATAATCGACTGGAATAGAAATCCCACGCATCCGTGTTGTAGATTTCACTAAATTGTGCATGAATCTGATCCAATGGAAAAGAAGGAATTTCCCATCCATCTTCTATCAAAAGACGCATTTCACTTTCTGATTTAGTATAATAATGATGAATACATGCAACATCGATTGGACCATTTGGTTGAATGTCACGATCAATAATTTGGTATCGAGTATTATAGGTATGTCCAGCTTTTAGTTTAATATGATGTTTATTGATGACATTCTCAAAATAGTCGATTCGAACAATAGATCGAATAAAGTTATCAGGCTTTTCAGCACAACGAATAAATCGCTTGGTAACCGGTTCTTCCGTGTATTCCACCAAGTTATTTGTACCAAATGTAACACGATTTAGGCCAATCGCATTGCATCCACGATAGTCACTTAGGAACGGATGAATAGATGGATGGTTTTTTAATATAATAAATTCATTGATATCTATAAATGCAACCCATGTATGACGTTTTCCAAAATGTTCAATAAAATGAGGATACACATCAAACTCCTTTCCTACCGCCTTACATGGAATCACCGTAATGGAATAGGAATTCGGATAGGGTGGAGTATCATCATAATTATAAATGTAGACCTGATCAATTCCTAAACAAAAATGATAGCGAATCCATTCATACATATAAGGTGCACCTCGATAGGAAATAGCACAAATCGCAATAGAAACAGGTACTTGTACCATATTAATATTGGTAATGATATTCATAGGATGAATTGCATTTTCGATAGGTAGAGTTAAATCGTTTGGATCATTGGGCGGAATAGCATCTGTTTGGGTAGATGATTCGGTCACATGATCAACCGCTTCAATTGTTAATCGTACCACTTGTTCATGTAGTTCTGATACGACCTCTTGTTCTTGTTCTACTGTAGACTCTGTTACAACAACTTGTTCAACCGATTCATCGGACATTTGTAATTACTATTACGAATATCTTTAGATTGAAAATAACTCTCTTTAAAACTGCTCCTTCTCCGTGGATCCAGAGAGTGCCGTAGTGGATGAAACACCCTGAATAACATTGGTAACATCATCAAAATAGCCCGTGCCGACTTCTTGCTGGTGAGACACGAAGGTATAACCTTGTGCACGGGCACGGAATTCGGGTTCCTGAACTTTTTCAATATACGCTGTCATGCCACGCTCCGTATAATCACGAGCCAAGTCAAACATATTGTACCACATGGAATGAATGCCGGCAAGGGTAATAAACTGGTACTTGTATCCCATAGCACCGAGTTCCTTCTGAAACACAGCAATCTCTGCATCACTTAAATTTTTCTTCCAGTTGAAAGAAGGAGAACAATTGTAGGCCAGGAGTTTTCCAGGGAACTTGGCAAGAATGGCATCGGCAAAAGCCTTGGCAAACTTCAGATCAGGTTTACCTGTTTCGCACCAGACCATATCTGCATAAGGAGCATAGGCAAGACCACGCGAGATGGCCTGATCAAGACCTTTCTTGGTCTTAAAGAATCCATCAACTGTACGCTCACCTGTCAGAAATGGCTTGTCATTTTCATCATAATCCGATGTAATTAGATCTGCTGCCTCCGCATCGGTGCGTGCCACAACCATCAGAGGAACACACATGGTATCCGCTGCTAGACGAGCAGCAACCAGTTTGTCTACAGCCTCCTTGGTAGGAACAAGAACCTTGCCACCAAGATGACCACACTTTTTCACAGAAGACAACTGATCTTCAAAGTGGGCGGCGGCAGCACCTGCCTTAATCATGGCCTTGGTAAGCTCAAATGCATTCAGAACTCCTCCAAATCCAGCTTCGGCATCCGCAACAATGGGAGCGAAGTAGTCAATAAAGGCTGGATCGGCAGAGGTAAGACCTTTGGCACATTGAATCTGATCTGCACGTTGGAAGGAGTTATTAATGCGCTCCACCATGCGTGGCACGGAATCAACTGGATAGAGGGATTGATCGGGATACATGGCACAGCTTGTATTACCATCTGCGGCCACTTGCCAACCAGACAAATAAATGGCCTTCACGCCTGCTTTTACCTGCTGCATCGCCTGACCACCAGTTAGAGCACCAAGGCAGTTTACGTAGGGCTCAGAATGAAGAAGATCCCAGAGTTTAGTGGCACCATTTTTGCAGAGTGTATGCTCTACAGCAACTGAACCACGTAGACGGACAACATCCTCGGCGCTGTAGGGGCGAATAATTCCTTGCCAGCGGGCATTTTGCCACTCCTTCTTCAGTTGGTCGATTGAAATCATGCAGGTATACTGAATGATTACAAAATTAAAGAAAAATAATTCCACAATTTATTATCGACCCCTCCATACCTTAATAATCGCTGTATCATATTTTGCCTGTGACAAAATATGCGCGGCGGTTTCATAATTAATAGAATCTGATTCAAATGCTTTTGGGTATCGAATAATTGCACCAAAATTGGATGGGTGAGCCGGATTGATGAGTTCTTCTCGGCAAAGTAGAATGCCGAGAATGCGTTCAAATGTCTCACGATCCTTACGATTGCGAATTGATAAAATCAATTTCGAAAATATTTGATATTTCTTCTCTAACATCTCTACAATCGACAAGTCAATAATACTCGCGCCTCCAAAACATCCTTTCCAATCGGCGGTTGCCGCATATTCTACTAAATCCGTTGCATGGGGTAACATGGTTAAATAGGTTGCAATTTTGCGATCCCCTTTAAATTCCTCACTGTTAAAATGCCAATGGAATGAAATAGGACGATCCAGTTCTTCATCTGTAAATCGTCGATGAAGAAACATACTGTCATGCACAAAGATCATACGATCAGTCCATTTATTCTTTAAGAAGTAATAATAAGGTAAAATCTCACCTGCCCCGTTGCATTCGCTTTGAATTACCTCCGCATTCGTTAACTTACCATTGACAGTATTAATGCTCGAATTATCATCAATAATAATGATTTTATTGGTATAGAATCGACGAATCATGTTATAGGAAGTAATCCATAGATCATTGTCTCGAGTTGTACCGATATGGCGCAAAATTACAAACACATATGATTTATCTTGGTAGTGAAGCTCAATTGCCTGAGAAGAATATCCTGATTCAATCTTCTTAATTTGGTATTGACGTTTATCGATTGGCTCTGCCTTCTTTACGTCATTTTTGACAGACCGGTCATGGGGACGATCATTCGGTAAACGAGAGCCAATATTGTACAGATCCTCAAAACTCATGCTCGGATATATGACTTCATTCATTGGGATATCTTGATATTTCTCAGATAGAACCACTTCTGGGCGTTCTGCCCGAGGAACAATGGTCGGACGGAACTCGGAAGGAATCTGGGAAAGATCACGCTTTCGAGGAATGTTACGATTTGCCCAGGATGACATTGTACTGTAGTAACACGTATTTATTTACGTCTTATTCACACAAATCTAAAGTAATATATATAATACAGATAAGATCCCTACGAATAATATTAATCTATAATATAAAATGCAAGTATTTGGAATGAATTATTTTGTATTTTGCATCTTAATGTTATTTATCGTGCTCTATTTTACAAAAGATCTGCGCGATGAAGGATTCTTTGGTATGTCGCCAGGCACAATGGATCAGCTTGCTTCTACCAGTGTTCCTACAATTGAGGAGCGATTTACACAACCAATGAAACATTCCGTTGATGTGAATGCAAAGCCCAATCAGGCAGAAGAGGATCTTATTCAATCTAAACTGACGATGAAAGCATTACTAGATATGACAGAATCCGGTAGTTTTGAAAGTGGATTTGCAAAGGTTTCAAAGTAATGCATCATATCGCAACCGCATTTCCTCTGAGTCCCATAAAATCTGAGGTCTACCCTCAGGATATGCTTCATAAGGGATTGCTTTCTCGGTTGGTTTCTCCATGGCCAATAGGATTTTAAGGGAATGGAAACGACGGTCAATTGGATTTCGAATCTGTTTGCATTGTGTTCTCCCCAGTTGTTTCCATCGCCATTCAATCTGCAACGCAGATTTCCATTCGGGAATACCAGTAATATAACAGGCACGTTTCCAAACTAATCCTTGTGCTACTCGCATTCCTGTTGCACGAGCTCCTCCTGAAATTTCTTGATTATGTTGGCGCAACCGTCTGTCCGGATCAACTGTTGCGCCAATATAGGTTTGTCCTTCATCCGTATAGAGCATGTAGCAATAACTCATTCTAATCATAAATCATACACCAGTCTTATGTAGTGTGTCAAAAATATAAAAAGGATTTATGAGCTAAAAATAGTATGGCATGTACAGTTGTTACCGCCTATTATGAAATTAAGTCGAAATTTAACAAAGAACAATATCTAGGATGGGCAAAAACCTTTTTAAAATTAAAAGCTCCTATTGTGATCTTTACTGATGAATCTATGGTAGAAACGTTAACAGAGTTACGGGAAGGTCGTCCATTACATATCATTGTTCTTCCATTTGAACAACTGGAAACATGGAAATTATATGAGCACCGTTGGAAGGAACAATGGACGATGGATCCTGAAGCAAAAAACCATTCACCTCAGCTCTATTCTGTATGGGCAGAGAAGCCGTTTTTTGTGGAGAAAGCCATTTATGCGAATCCATTTCAAACGGAGTATTTCTTCTGGTGTGACATTGGAGCCTTTCGCAATCCGCATATTCCATCGATTGTCTTAGACAGTTTTCCACTTACCAAGTATTTGGAACGAGAAACTATTATTCTTCAATCCATGGGAGATTTAACAGTAAGAGAAAAACTGAGGAGACGTGATGGAATTTACGGAGAACCTATCACAAAAAAGTGGAATGAAACTCGCCTGGTAGGTGGACTGTGGGGAGGAGGAATTCCAGCATGCCTCGAATGGAGAAGAGTCTATCAATTTACTTTGGAGCACTACTTTCAAATGAAACGATTTGCGGGAAAGGATCAACAAGTCATGCTCTCTGCATATATTAGTCGTCCATCTCTTGCAAAGGTGGTACGCTGCACAAAATGTAATATTGATAAGTGGTTCTTTTTCCAGTATTTGCTATCGCATGTTCATGTATCCTATGAATTAAACCCCACCTATTTTATATAAAACTGATCCTTATAACGTGATCGAATGGCATCATCCGAATATCCTTTACTATTAAATGCGGAAGTTGGATGAATACGATGCCAGGTCAAATATTCGGGAATATTATATAGTTTTCCTCCTTGTAGGCATATTTCCATCCATAATGCAAAATCTTCTACGCCATAATTAATATCCGTGTATTTCCAAGTGCATCGCTCTTTTTTGATAAGCGCGCTGCTATTGATGATTGGATTATAATCAAATAAAACAAATGGGTCAACATAACCAATGGGTAGAGTAATACGATCGTGACGTTCACCAAAGTACTGACAGAAAGTACCGATTACATCCGCTTGTTGCGCATCAGATAAAAGTACTTTCATTTGTCGTTCCAACTTCAAAGGTTCCCATTTATCATCACAGTCCAACACCGCAATCCATGGAGCGGAACATAGGGGAAGCAGATCGTGAAGGCTTTCTACCTTCCCTGTAAGAGGTGGTGGCTGAATAATCACTCGAATGCGTGGATCCTGCGAAAGATGTTTGGCAATGACTGCTGCGTCTCCACCACTTATTCCATGTCCATTAATACCAATGAATAGTTCCCAATCGGTAAAGGTTTGTTGTAGTACACTTGTTATACATTCTTCTAGATATTCGATGCCATTATAGACGGGTGTAAGAATCGAAACAGCAACCATTTATTATATTATTATAATACAATAAATGGGGGTTTATATTGATTATTTATGGCTGATAATCGATCAAGCTGGATTGAACCATCTCATTCATCCGCAAAATACCCTGTTTGAAATCCTCTGGTAGAAAATATCCAATGCTATGATCTTCAATCACGCGTTGTGAAATGGAAGGTTTATTTTGTAACAGAGCGCGTGCTGCATTTTTAGAGAGAAAATAGAATCGACCCGAGCAATATGTTGTTTTTTCCAAAAGGACATTTCGAGGCAATTCGCTATGAAATGTCCAATAATCAGAGTGATGTGTTTCAATATCGACAGCATAGCCACCATAATGATACGGTGTAATGGTGCTGCTGAGCCATGAAAAGAAATGTGGGTTAACTAATGCTTGATCGTCATCCGTTTTGTAAAGATAATCATATTGAAATGTGGCATTTACTGCATGGATTGCCGTAATGATTTTATGGGGAAGTGAAACATAGTCATCTAACGTATTTGTGTACAGAACACGGTTATGAACATCGATTACAAATTCTGCTCCAGCACAGCGATGCTGATCACCAATGACATGAAAATACATAATTTGCGGAGGTAGATTTCGCAACCATGTATTTTTCTGAATTTCTGCTTTATGTCTGTACCTCTCACATGATAGAATGAGAAGAATCACGTTAGACATAATAAATGTATTATTTGAATTCTACTTTAAGTAACATATTTTATGAACTATTTTTCCACGTGTATGATTCATTTAAAGAAAATGTATGATATAAATAAAAATGTATGGGCGATATATTAATTTAGAATCACGAACCGATCGAAAAGAGCATATTGAGCATCTTCAATCACAGCAGCCCTTCTTTTCAAGGATCACCCGTTTTAATGCCATTCGTCATGAAAATGGTGCATTGGGATGTTCTCTATCGCATATTGCCGTAATTGAAGAATTTTTATCTACGGACGAGGAGGTTTTATTGTTGATGGAAGATGATTTTGTGATCTTAAACCATACTAATTTTGAAAAATTTGTGGCAGAGTGGGAAAATATTAAAAATATCCCAGACTGGGATGTGATTATACTAACACCTCGTGGAGATCGGATGGAATCCACCGCTGTTATGATGGGGCATCATTTTCATCGTATTCGAAATAACCAGACAACCACTGGTTATATTGTTCGTCGAGAATCTGCAAAGGTTCTATTGCAAAATATCAAGGAGGGTGCAGCATATCTTGCCTCAGGAATGCCATCGGATGTATGTGCGATTGATCAATATTGGAAGCGAATGCAAGAAACTCACTCATTTTATTATTATGAATACATTTATGGTGGGCAACTAGAAGGGTTTTCTACCATTGAGGGGCGTCATGTTTCTTATAATGATCGGTATATCAACCAAATATAAATTATAATATTATAATAGAAATGGCATCTATTATTACCCCCTATTCCGATTCACTAAAGGCCTCTGCATCTCAATTTGGATTGTCTACGCACTGTCCAACACCTGCTTTGCTAGATGTGTTTGGTGATGATAAGACCAAACTTACTATATGGGCAAATGCTCATAATCTTACGGCACCGGTTGTTCCATATTCGATGAAATCGCGTATGCATCTCATTCCTCATGGAAATCCGCAAATTAAACCTGCAGCAAATGCATCCTATTTTAACATGAATCAGGTTCGCACCATTTACAATATTCCGGCTCCTGTTAAATCCAACTATGTGGTTGGTGTTGTTTCATTTGGTGGTGGTTTATATGGCTCTGTTGATTCATATGGTGTTCTAAGCAACGGTGATGTACAAAAATATTGGACAGCGCTTGGCATTGCACCGATAAATCAGCCGCGCGTCATTATTGTACCGATTGCTGGCGCAAAAAATAAGCCAAATATCAATGATGGTGGATCGACTATGGAAAATACACTCGATGTAGAAACCATTGGCAGTGCATGCCCGACTTCAAGTCTTACAATCATTTTATACATTGCGCCTAATACATTGGCAGCATTTCCCACACTATTAAATTATATGCGTACAACTAATGTTACAGTAAGTGGAGTAAATTATAAACCGAATCTGATTTCATGTTCATGGGGTGCTCCTGAAATATATTATTCTAGTTCGCTTATTGCAAATATTAATACGGAACTGTCTGCATTAACTGCGGCTGGTATTTCAATATGTGTTGCAACAGGTGATAATGGTTCAAATGATGGTGTGGGTGGTAGTGGTAATTATATTGATTTTCCGAGTTCGAATCCAAATGTAACAGCGGTGGGTGGCACATCACTTATCTGCCCAAGTGGAAACTATGATAATCGTACTGTAGAATCTGCATGGTCATCTGGGGGTGGTGGAGTAAGTAGTGTCTATTCTAAGCCAGCTTATCAGAGTAAGATATCAGGTACCATGCGTTCCATACCTGATCTTGCCTCTCTTGCTGATCCTAATACAGGTGTTGTGTTCATTGTCAATGGTCAAAATTATGTGATTGGCGGTACAAGTGTAGCTGCTCCAATCATTGCAGGCTATCTTGCGGCAATTGTATCAAAACGATTCATTAACCCTATTCTCTATGCGGCACCTTCAAGTTGTTTTCATGATATTATTCGTGGATCAAATGGCAGTTATGCAGCAAAAGTGGGATATGATAATTGCACAGGATTGGGTTCCATTATTGGTGCAACATTACAGTCTCAACTAAAGACAACATAAAGATCTAAAGATTAAATTTATAGTTACGATAGAATGTCGATTGTAAGTGTAAATGTAATGGGTGGATTGGGTAACCAACTATTCCAAATTGCAGCAGCATATGCCTATGCTCGTAGAACAGGGGGTCATCTTACGCTTCTTCATATTCAAGAAAATGGTAATCGCCCTGTGTATTGGAATACGATTCTACAAAAGTTACACCCCTATCTCGTTTCTTCTCTTCCGCACTTTCCTGTTCAATGGAGTGAGGATTTGCCCACCATGTATAAAGAGATTCCATCCGTTTCTTCTAATATTTATCTAAATGGTTATTATCAATCATCAAAGTATTATGATGAATCAGTAAAAGAGGAAATCAAGGAGCTCTTTTGTCCGAGTGAATCATTGATGAGGGAGGTATCCAATAAATATCAGTATTTATTGGATAACAAGGATCGTGTAGTAATTGTCCATGCACGTCGAACGGATTATCTTAAAAATGCACATATGGTTAATTTTCATGGACCATTAACGGTGGATTATTATGAGAGAGCGATTGAGAAAATGAAAACGATTGTTGCGGATCCTATCTGGGTACTTACAAGCGATGATAATTCATTTTGGAATGAAGTCCCTATAATCGCCTCCCTTTCCAATGTGTATTTATTGAATGAAGGTTCTGATATTCATGCATTTACATTACTTCAACAATTTCAACATTTTATTATGGCAAATTCAACCTTTATTTGGTGGTGTGTATGGCTGTCTCATGCAAAGAAGGTAATCGCACCTTCTCGGTGGTTTGGTCCCATTGGACCTTATCCGTTTGATGACATTTATGAGGCAGAATGGGAACGTCTGTAAATGATCTAATTTGTTTTCGTGATCAGATGAAATCCTTTCATTTTCTTGGATTGTGCCTCCAAGCCATCCCTGTCTTGTCCATCTGATTTTTCACCTGTCATTGGATGAATCCATCCATAATAGCGTTGATAGGCATCTTTCCAATCCTTCTTTGTCATAGATGCTGAAAAGGCAGTTCGTGGAACATAGCGATAATCTAACATGAAATATACATATTCTGTTCCTAATAAGACAGGGTATGGGACATCACTATTTCCAATGATAGAGAAATAGGAATCTACCTCATCTTCCATGTGAAATTCATAAATTTCACATCCAATATGCATATATTTATTTCCGGAAAGATGAAGCACAATCGAATTACCACGTTCTCTCTTTTCTCCTCCAATATATATCTTTTTTGTCTTAATGGTTCGAACCAATTTATCATAGTTGTCATTTTGGAGAGTACTTTTATAAATATGGACTGTAGAACCATCTATATATACACGAAAGGGGCGAGCCCCATTATTATGAATGTCGTAGTATTTTCCTTTATGTTTTTTGGTTTGGACTTTGACCCATTTATAAATACCTCTTTTGTCTGCTTGGGAAACATACATTCCATCTTTACCTCTTTTGCGAGTTCCTTTACAATCTCCTGCATGAAATGCGGGAGATTTTCTAGTTTGGTATTTTGATGATTTGACTTCAGCACACTTCATTCTATTATAAATATTATAATAATTTATTAACATCCATACGCAGTATGTTGCCCTTCAATGTCGGAATAGTTATCATATTGATATCCAATTGCTGGAACGATTGCATACCAATTTCCTTTCGGTTGTAGCAGAGTCCAGTGAATATCCAAGCAATTTTCATGACGCTTACCATGAAGTTGCATATCCATCGTTGATTCTTTCATATTACGTATTAATGTAGGAATATAGGTACGCGCAATCACATAGGATGAGGTCGTCTGTGAATAAACAACACGATGAATTTGATCACGTATCACCCTACTTGTCTGAAATCGATTGGGATTATAGGAGAGCAAACCCATATCCATTTCCATATGAAAGTACATTAATTCTGCGAGACGACTCTTAATGTCCGTATCATCCTTAAATGTGAAATCATCTTCTAGGACAAGAACACGATGCCAGTCCCAATGTGATAATGCATACTGCAATGCTTTGATGTGGCTTAATCCGCATCCGAGTGCACCAGGATCACATTTAATAGCATCAATCCGATGAATTTTGGAAGGATCCTGACATATTTTTGCAATTTCTGCAAGAATATGCTCATTACGATCCGTTCGATGTTCTAAATTGATATACAAAATGGCATCAATCAATTCCATGTTATATATTTTATATCATATTTCTTTAAATTATACACAATTGAAATTAATGGTAAATGGATACTTCATAAAGCAAAAATCGCGCCATGTGGTATGCGATCCATAATCGCGATCATGCTCTGTCCAGCCAAAAAGCCGCTTCTTTTCCGTTACCCATTCAGGAAATGGTTTCCATGCCTTCTTTTTAAATGTAAAAATCAGATTCATCACGGTCATTTCATTGCAGCGGCAAATTGGATACTTATTCATGGTTTCAACTAGTTCTTGAAATGTATTGGGTGTAATAATCGATGTATCATACATCCAAATGCAGTTTAGAAAGTAGCGCTCTTTCAACATATCTGGGCTATATTCTTCAAAGAGCTTCGCCACTACCTCTGGATTACGATCTGTTTCAATGATACCACCAAACCGTTTCTCTTGATCATAGTGTGC